TCAAAGCCCTGCGCCAACCAGACCGCAGGCCACGGTCCAGGCGAGGGATTTGTTCAAGATGATCCCCCGGTCGCTGTTTTCAATCATGGTCATGGGATGGCCTCAGAGTGCTGCGAGGATAAAGGCGAACAGCTCGTCATAGCGCACACCTTGCCGGTTGTGATATTCGGCCCCCTCTGGGGCGTCCTCTTCACGGTCGTATTTTCGCAATTCCGTGCGGGCCGGTTCGACGATTTTAACCTCGCCTGTGTCGACCTTCTTTCGCACCTCTTCGACCTTTTCGCGCGTCTCGCCGGTCGGCTCCCCGGCTTCGTCCAAAACCGGATATGTGTGAACAACACGCTCAACCACCTCGCGCATAATGGGGGCTGTCTCAGCAGGGATTTCGAACTCAGCTGACCACCATTCATCCCAGCACAGCACACCGTATCGCCACGGATCCAAACCCTCGTCCTCAAAGGCGGCTGCAAGCTCTTGGGCAATGATACCAAAGTGCCAGCGGGCAGCGTCGCCCTTCTTGGCTACGGCATCTCGCAGGCGGTATTTCTTCAGCAGACCTTTTGCCTTGATCGCGGCGCGACGTTCGGCTTCGTCCAAGTCTTGAATGTCGGTCTTGGTGCGCGCGTCGGACGTATTGATTGCACCTGTAGAAGCATAAACAACATCCCACCGATACGATGCGTTGCCCAAGTTCTGCGTGCCATCATTGGCAGGGCGCAACGTACCGTCAGGCGCAAGGCGCATACTCGACCCGCCCCCGGAATAAAAATTGATACCGCCGTTTGTCCCTGTGCTACCCGTACCGTTCAATAGAAGATCTTGCGATACAACACCGACCGCACCCGTCACGCCGGAGCGCTCAACCGTCATTTTACTATCGGTGACGCCAGTGCCTTTGATGTGCAGCGCGGTAGCCGGTGACTGGGCGGCTACGCCAATGCCAAGATACGTCCCAATTGGTACGTTTATATCAATCTCATCTTTCGAAATCGCCATCTGACGCGCGCCGCCGGTTTCGATCAGCAGGGCGGAATTGGGCATGTTTTCCGCAGGATCGGTCTTGATGTACAAATGCCCGGCGGTGCTGTTGGCGCTGATCGTGTGCTTAACGCCAGTGTCCTGGTCAGTCAGCGAAAGATATGGGCCAGAGTTTCGAATTTCTATGTTGTCGGGAAGAATACCCGAGCCATCGAGCATGACGGCCTTTTCCCAATCCGACCAACCATAGGTCTGGGTTTTATGGCGTACAAACATTTGTTGAGCTTCATGTCCTCTCGTCACAGCAATCTGCACGTAAGCATCAGTTGAGCGTACAAGGTGCTGCACAATAACAGGACCGGCTGGTGGGCTGTTTGCAATCCCAGCTTCCCCGCCACGCCAAAGACCAGTTGTCGCTCCAATGTCATTCAGATCGTTGTTCGGAGGAATTAACGCATTGCCACCCAGTCCAAACGCGCCGACTTTCATCAAGCGCCCGGCGGTGGTGTCATCCGGGCTTGCCTGCACCGCCGCACCCGAAGCCTGCCCAGCCTTCAGGCGCAATTGCCAATCACCGCCAGCCTTCAGCGCGACCTCATTGGAGCTTGGGTTGCCCATGCCGGTGTCACGGTCTGCATCAAACACCACATCGCCGGTAAACCGCCCCTGCCCCACGGTGTCAAAGACGCCCTGGTGGTTGGCGACCAGCGCCTGCACCGAGGCTGCAAGATCCGCCGACAGCGACCCGGTCGGGAAGGCGGCATAGATCTGCCCCGCCGCCGTTGCGCCCTGATACGTCGTCTTGAGCGTCAGGGCGGTGGCATCATCCACCGTCAGGATCTCGTAGACCCGCCCGTCAGGCCCGACAAAACCCCACCCATTTTGCAGCGCCCCGAACCAGCTGGTGCCGGTGCCGGTCACGGTAGTGCTGCCATTGGTCACGTTCACCGTGCCCGTTGAAACCCATGCCATTTATAGCCTCCTTATGTGACCTGTTTGACGATCCACTCGATGGTGGGGTTTTCGATCCAGGGGATGCCCTCCAGGACAACCTCGATTTCCAGCCAGACGCGCTGGTCGACGCCGGTCGCCCAATAGGGATCGACAAGATCCGCCGGGTCCTGGCGGTAACTGACGGCGGGTTGCGGGCGGCTGGCGTTGAACCCGTACCAGCGCGGGCCGTTCAGGATGGTACATTTGGCGCACCACCATGAATTGTTGGGATCAAAGCCACTGGCCGCATGGCTGAATGTCTTGATGCCCGCCTCGACAACCAAAGAAGCCTCGGTGACAGAGCGCACATCGCTCGACGACACGCGGATCCCGGTGTTCACAAACCGGAACACCGCGCCGTTGCCGATCTGCCCACCGTAGGAGAAGGACCCCGACGCCAGCACCTGATCGCGGGAAATGATCGCACCGAATGCCTTCAGCTCACCAGCCGAGAAGTCCAGTTTCAGCCCGGCGGTCGGACGGCCGTCGCCATCTTCTGCGTAGTTGTCAGACTGGAGCGTGTCAGTGATCTGCCCCCGCCCGATGGCGGCCTGCCCGATATAAGCGCGCTCCAGATAGACGCCCGCCGGATAGTAGATCCCGCCGATGGTGCGGCCCGAGGTATAGACCGCAAAGGGCGATGTGGACTGCGCGCCGCCGGGGGAGGAGATGGTAAAGGCATCCGCCGAAAAGGCGATGGAACTGCTCACCGCGCCATTGTCGCCCGCCTCAGATGCGATCACCATGCCGGTGGCCACGCCGTTCACATTGACCCGCAGCATGTGCCGCCCCAGCATCCCGTCCACGCTCTCGGAGACCGTTTCCACGGTGGAGCTGTTCTCCCCCACGGTGGTGCTGAGCGATGCGATGGATTGCGCCTGCGCGGAAACATTCTCCTCGGCGTTGGACATGCGCACGGTCAGTGATTGCACCACCGTCGCCTGGTCGCCCTGCACATCCTCGGCGCTCTCCAAACGAGCAGACAGCGAGGCAATCGACTGCGCCTGGCTGGTGGTGGTGCCCTCCAGCGTGGTCACACGCGCGGCGGTCTGCACCTGCGCCTGCGCCTGCCCCGCGATTTCCCCCTCCGCACCGTCAAGACGCGCGTCCAGCGTCACCACATCCGACGCCAGCGCATCATCCGCCTGGGCGCGGGCCAGAGTTTCCGCCTGTACCAGCGCCACCGCATTGTCGATGGAGGCCCCCAGGGCAACCGCGCGGGCCGCTTCAGCCACCCGGTCCTCATCCACACGGGCGCGCAGATCCTGCGTCGCATAGGCAATGTCCTGGCGGATGCGCGCGCCCTCATCATGGGCCTGCAACAGGCTCGCCAGCGTCTGCGTGGCGGCAACCTCCGCCGCGTCCAGGAGGTGCCGCGTATCGGCCACCGTCTGCACGATTTGCCCGCCATCCAGCGCGCTGATCTGCACCTCTGCGGTCTGCACCCGGCCTTGCAGGTCCTCAAACTGAGACTGTTCCGCCTTCAGGGCAATCGCGGCCTCGGCGGCGTCCAGATCTGCCTCGGCGGTGGAGAGGCGCACGCCCAGACCATCGACCTCGGTCTGCGAGGCGGTCAGCGCCAGATCGGCCTGCACCGCGTCCAGATCCACCTGCACCTGGTTCACCTGCAATTGCAGATCCTCAACCAGCGGGATCTGCGTCGGGTCCAGCAGCGCCAGCGAGATTTGCGCGTTGACCCAGGCCTGAGTGGCGGACAGAGACAAGGACGCCTCCGCCGCATTCAGCCGGATCTCCGCCTCGCTGATCCGCTCGGCCTCCTGCTCCACCGCGTAGATCCGCACCTTGCCGGTCTCGGGGTCCAGCACAATGCCCGCATCCGCCAGCCGCCCGTCGACATCCGCCAGCCGGGTGATCGCCCAGAGCACCTGGTCACCAATCATCGCCAGCGCCTCGGCCACCGTGCGCTGTCCGACATTGCGCAGCTCCAGATCGCGGGCAATCGGCGCGATCACCTCCGTTGTCAGCTCCGCGTCCAGCGCGGCGGCTGTGGCGCTGGCGTCGGCGCTGATCGCGTCCCAGACCGTATCGTCCAGCAGGTCGGGGGCGATCCGCACATCCGGGGTGCTGACCGGCAGCCAGGTGCTCCAGGAGGTCTGCCGCCTCCGCGCGATAGCCTTGGCGCGCACCTCATAAAGCGTGTCGGGCTGCACCGGCTGGTGGCGATAAGACCCCGTCACCACATCAGCGGTGCTGACGGTGTCGGCCTCCGCCTGCCCCTGCACCCGGATCTGGAAGGCGAGCCCCGTGCAGGTACTGGCAAGCTCATCGCTCCAGGTGATGCGGATCGCGGGCGCCTGCGGCGCGCTGGCCGCATTGGTGACCACTTCCCCGGCCACCGCAAAGCCCAGCACCCCGGCATCCGTCGCCGTCACCGGCCCGGTGGAACGGGGCAGCTCCGGCAGCTCCAGCCCTGCATCCGGGTCAAAATCCGCAGGGTCGGTCTCGCGCAGCGACAGCGCGACATTCAGCGTCTGAAGGTCATAGGCGACCTCGGTGATGCGGAAGGTCTTGCCGTCATAGCCATAATCCGACAGCGTCAGCGCGATGTTCTGGAGCGGGCGCAGCCGGGCGTATTCCCCCGGCAAGGGCAGGCGGTGGCTGCGAAAGCGGCGGTTTTCCAAGAGAAGCGCATTGGCAAGCTGGCGCGCCTGCTGCGGGCGGTAGACCATCGGCAGGCGCAGCTCAAAGAGCTTCTGGCGGCCATCCTCTGCCACCCAATCCTCTTTGACGATGGTCTCCAGCGTTGAGGCTTCCCAGAGCGAGGCCGGGCTGCTGTGGGTGATCGTTACAGCGTTGAAGGTGTTTTCAAGGCCGGGGAACGGATCATGCTGCCAGCCCTCGGACACAAGCAAATCGTCGTCGCTGACCTGCGCCACGGTGCTGCTGGCGCTGCCCACCAGCGGGACCCAATAGCCCCCCATTTCCACGATCTGGGCATTGGCGGCGGAGAACAGCTCCTCCAGAATATCCGCCGGGGTCTCTTCAAATTTGACCTCAAAACCACCAGTAAACTGCGCCCGGTTGTTGGCCCCGGTGGGCAGATCGCAGGCATCCATCGCTGCCGCCCACTCCGTGTAGGGCAGATCCCCGGCCCCGTAGCCGCCGCCCCAGATCCGCCCATCCGGCAGCGTCAGGCCGCGCAGAATGTTGTAGGCGATCACCATGAGGTTGTCGCTTTGACCCCATGTTGAAGGGTCGTTAAACCGCTGGTCGCCAGCGCCCCCGGCGGTGCTGTCCTGACGCGGATCATAGAGCGGCGGGCCGTCGATCTCGAAGGCGTAGCTCGGCACCCCATTGGGGTACACCCGGTCCTCGCGGTGAAAGGACAAGATCGCGTAGCAGGTGCCGGTCAGAATATGGTCTTCGGTCCAGGGCCGCTCCGGGTCGGCACCGAACTTCTCAACCAGATAGGAGGAGGCCGTGGTCTGGCTGCCGTCAAAATACTGGATAAAACCATAGGGCCTGCCGTCATCGAGTTTGGACTCGATAGGGCGACCGGAACCGCCGTTATCTTCGCCCAGCTCCGAATAGTCGCCGTCGATGATCAGGCGGCGCAGGGTCGCGCCGGGAAGGTCCCCCAGCTCGACCACATGCACCAGCCACTTGTTGTTTTCGGAATGGCAGTTCTGATAGACAAGGTGCCCCTTGGTGGCAAAACGCCCGAGGATCGTCGCCTGCGGATCGGTGCCGCCGGTGGTGGTATGGCTCGCCTGGATCCCCGGCGTTTTTTGCTTGCGCTGCCGGATCTTGGCCACCAGCAGGGAAATCCCCGCCTTGACCAGGCTGCGCAGAACAAACTGGGCCGCGACGGCGGCAGCAGCGGGCGCAGTCCCGAAGACCGCCGTAATCACCGTTGCAATCGCGCTGATCGGATCGGCGGCGGCAGGACCGGCCAGCAAGACAAGACAGAGGGTCAGGACAAGGCGGCTCATGGGCGAAACACCCGCTCCGCATTGCAGGCGCTGATCGCGCTCAGGCCGGACAGGGTCAGCACATGCACCTGCGGCCCGCCAAGAATGCCAAGCGCATATTCGCCCTCGCTCCTGATCGCCGCCACATCGCCCGGCTCCGCCGCATCGACGGCCACCTCGGGCAAGGCGCTGGCGGCAAGCGCCGCCAGATCCTCAAAGCCCGCCTGGCGGATCATGGCCTTGCCTTCCTCCAGCGTCTTGTAAGAGCCAAAGCGTCCCATCAGATCCCGGCCAGAGACGAACTGGACCCAGCCCCCGGCAAACAGCGCGCAATCCGCGCGGCCTGGGCGAAAGCCACACCATTCCTGACGCCGCGTTGACAGGTAGCGCAAAAGAAGCTCCGCCCGCGTCACCCTCAGCCCCCCCATGACACCGTCCATTGCGCAGTGGTGTCGATGTATTCGCGCCCGCGATCCGCCGGGTTGCGGCGCTGGAGCTCGGCGCTGGAGCGCTTGAGCGGCAGGCCAAAGGTCAGAAGGCGCGCATGGGACACCATGACCAGCTCGGTATAGCTCACGCCGCCTTTCTTGCGCTCTTCGGGCGCTTGATTGAGAAAGCCTTTGAACCGGCGCAGGGGCGTGCCCAGCGGTGCGCCGGTGTCGATATCCAGCGGGCAGGAATGCAGCTCCACCTCGGCCAGACGCGGTTCATAGGTCTGCATCAGGGTCTTCACCTCATCGGTGAAGGGCGGCAGCTTCAGCCGGTAATTGCGCACCATAAATCCCGGCTGCACGATGATCGGCGGCGCACCGATCACATTGCCCGCGCCAAAGTAGGTGCGCAGCTCGCCGTCGATCAGAAACTCCTGGTGATCGTCACCAGACCAGAAGCCGATCACCTCCGGCAGGCCGGTCTCACGGTTTCTGGCCCGGATCCACAGCAGCACACGCGCATCGGTGCCGCGCCGGTCTTCCAGTTGGGTTTGGGTGGTGGCGTCGTATTGCATGCTCATCTCAGTGTCTGAACCCACTCAAAGGAGCCGCCATCGCTCAGCGTCGCGCGGCTCTGACCATAGTCGGCGTTGGAAATCACAGCCTTCAGCACCGGCGTGCCCAGGGTGACCGCCGCGCCGATCTGGGCACCGGGGCGGATATAGGGAATGACCTCGATATTGCGGGCAACGCCGGAGAGATTGGCCCGGTCCCCCGTCACCACCCGGTGATAGGCATAGCGGGTCGGGTTGGCGCCATAGGTGAAGCCAAGGAGATCCCCCTGCGAGATTTCATAATTGGCGGGCAGCCCCGAGATATCCAGCTCGCGATTGTTCGCTGCCAGATCATCAATGACCGGGCTGGACGCGCCCAGAATGGACAGATCCGGGTCAAGGATGGTGCCGTGCATGCGGGTGTCCCACAGCAAGAGGCTTGCCCCCGGTTGCTCCAGAAGCGCCAGCCGCGCCTCCAGAGCCGCCCAATAGGCGTGGCTCTCTTTGTCCAGGACAATTTGCCCCTGCCAGAGCCGGGTGCCCATGGCGTGGCTGATCACCTCGCCGCCGCCGGTCTCGGAGCTGGTCTGGGCACGCCCCAGCCGTGCGCTGATCTGTTTGATCGGCAGGCCCGCAAAAAAATCATCGACCAAAAGCGGCCACGTCAACGCCATCAGCCCACACTCCATGGATCATTGGCCGCGCGGTTCACCGCTGCGCCAGAATGTTCACGATCATAATGTTCGACCACCTCAACGGAGGTGTCGCGCGCCTGTTGCTGCACCACCGCGCGAAACAACGGGCTGGGCATGATTTGCAGCCGCGTCACGCCTGCGCCCCCCGCTTGCCCCGCTGCGCCCACCGGCGGCGGCGCGGCAAAGGCCCCGCCATTGGCAAAACCCGGTGGCACACCCGGCACCGAGGCCCCGGCGTTGATCGCCTCCAGAAGGTGGCGGTGCTTGCGCGTCGCCCTGGCATTGACAAAGAACTCGCCGGGGCTGGCCAGCACGATTTCCTGATCACTGCGGTCGCCGCCCCTGCCGGTGATCAGACCGCCGTCTGCCCTGGCCTGAACCCCAAAGACCGACCCGAGCAAGCCGCCGGTCACGTCGGTGCCAAAGACCCCGGCCAGCGATCCTTCCCCGAGCAAGGCCGCTTCCAGAATGGCGGCAGCGATCGAGGCTTTCACCCGGTCCCAGGCGGCAGCGGCATCGTCTCCCTTCGCCGTCAGCGCGGAGAAAATGTCGCCCGACAGATCGCCCAGATACTGCGCGGCATCCTGCACCGCCTTGATCGCCCGCTCTTCATTCACCCGCTCGCGGATGATGTTCTCCAGTGCCTCGCGTTCCGCGTCGGTGGCCTTGGCCATGGTCTCGCGGTGGCGGATCATCTCTTTCTGGATCGGGTCGGTCTCGCGCAAGATTTCAAGGCGCTCTTTCTCGCGCCGCAGCAGCTCTTCAATCGCCTCGCGCTCTTTCTTGAGCGCCGTCGCCGCCGCGCCGCCACCACCGCTGCGGGATTTGCGAGGGTTGGGTGGCAGCTTCACGGGCGGCAAGCCCTGGTCATGGTAGACGTAATCCGAGTTTCCAGCTCCGGCGCTTTCACCACGTGGATCATGGAAATCGGGATTGTCTCCGACGCGCGCCATGATCTCCGCGCCACGCGCCGCGTGGAGCTGCTCTTTCAGCCGTTGCGCCTGATCCGCCGCCAGCGAGATATTGCCCGCCATATCGACCGAGGCCACGCCATTGGCCGCGTCCCAGGCCGCGACCATCTCAGCCTTCAGATCCTCGGTGATCTCCAGCTCATCCACGCGCTGCCGGAACACCGCCCGTTCCGCTTCCAGGCGGAGCTGCGCAACCTCCACGCTGCCCTCACCATGGGCGCGGATCGCATCATTGATTTCCGCCTCAAGCTGGAGCTGCTGGAGGGTGCCCCGTGCCGAGGCGTCGATTTCCAGCCGCGTCTTGAGGTATTCTTGCGCTTTGGCGCTGAGGGTTTTCCAGAGGTCGCCGCCGGTCTGTTTCAGATCTTCCCAAGGCTGACGAACCCGCGCCCCAAAAACTTCGAGCTGCTGGATCAGCGTCGCGAGACCGTCATAAAATTCGCGCTGCTCACGATTCAGGTTTTGAAGGCCACCGCTGGCCTCCAGCAACATATCCCGCACGTCGAGTGCAGCCTGCAAGCGCTTGGCCGGATCTTCGGAACGGTTCAGGATCTCCAGATTGCTTGCGAACACCGCGCCCGTCTCGCGCGCGCTCCGGCTAATCGAATTCAACCCCAGAAAGTCCTGCGCCGCAGATTGCGAGCTGCGACTGTCCAGAATTCCCAGCTCAAGGACAAGGTTCCGCACACTTCCTGCGATCTCGTCCAGATTTTTCTGCGCGTCGATCTTGGCCAGCGCCGCCAGATCCTGAAGCACAGCGCGCAGTTCCGGCGAGGCGGTGCCAAATTTCTTGATCAGGTCGGCGGAGCTGGAAAAGGCGACTTCCTGCCGCTGGCCATAGGCATCGACGGCATCCGTCAGGGACTTCAGACGGTCTTCAAAGCTCTCCGCCTCCTCGCTGGCGCTGGTCATCCATTGCACCAGCGCAGCGCCGCCCGCGATGGAGCCGATGGTGATCAGGTTCAGGGGCGAGATCATACTGACCAGAGCCGCGCGGGAGGCCGCAATGGCCGAAGCCGCACCGCGATTGCCAAACACCTGGGTGATCTGGGTGCCCTGCTGGATCGCCAGTTGCACCGGGTTCTGGCCCGCCGCCAACATCACCCAAACATCGTTGAATTGCGCGGTCAGGTTGGCGGCACTGCCCGCAGCCAGCGCCTGGCTCTGATCTACCTCACGCAGGCTTGAAGCCCAACTGGAGGCCCTGGTGCGCAAGTTGGACACGCCAGAGCGAAGCCCCGACATGGTACGGCCCCAGCGCGTTGCGGATTGATTGGCCTTGTCAGTCGAGGACACAAGTTTCGCATTCTCTGCGCGCAGGTTTTTGAGTGCGGACTGTGCGTCCGAGCCATCAACCAGAATTTCGCCCTGCAAGACAAAGGTCATTGTTACCCCTCATTCAGCGCGCTGCGCGCTGCGTCCTCGATGATGCGAAGGCCCAGCCAGTCGGCGGGCGTCAGCTCCAGGCCCTCCAGCCGGAGCGCGCAGTCCACTGCCGAATAATCAAGCCCGACCCAAAAGCGGCTGCCGTCCGCCTGTGCCAGGACACGCCACTGCGTCTGGGCCGAAAGAAAGGCGCAAAGCGCGGTCAGATTGCAGCGCCATATCCCGCCCTGTTCCGCGGTCCCGTTCAGGTCTTCGCGCCTGATCGAGAGGCCAAACAGCGCGGCGTCGCCTTTGGTCTCTTCGCTGCGCCTGGCAGGAAACAGGGAGCCGGTCGCCCAGGCACGACCGGCCCATTTCAGTTTCCCGAGCGATGATCCGTCATGCCGTCGTAATAGGCGGCGATCAAAGCGAGCCGCACATAGGGCAGCTTCAGCATCTTTTCGCGGATCACCTCGCTATAGGGGATTGCCCCGCCCGCCGCGTCGGCCAGATCTTCCATGCCCTCCAGCATCTTGCGCAGCAGCGCCTTGACCTGTTCTGCATCGCCAAGCTGAACGCCTTCAAAATCATCCTCGTCGACAGCCTTAAACGTGGCTTTAAAGGGCTGTTCCTCATGGCCGTCGCCCTTGGGAACCTTGACGTTTACCTGGCGGGTGAAGGTGGGGGTTTCGTCAACTTTGAACATGGTAGGTCCTCTGGATCAGGTAAGTGTCAGGGTGAATTCATCGTTGCCGACCTGCGGCAAGGGCACGAGGCGCAAGGGCCATTCCTTGACGTTCTGCGCATTGGAAAGGCCCTGCGGGCGCTGCATCTGCGCTGCCGGAACATCCAGCGTCGCAATGCGCCCTGCCCCGGTGCCGTGCTGGAGCTGCAAGGCGGTCGCGCTCTGATCAAGGGCGCGCTGGAACGGGTCAAAGCTGGTCAGCGGCAGCGCCTCAACGGTGGTTTCGATGCTTTCCTGCCGGTCGCCCAGCTTGACCTCTTCCTTGCCGACCAGGAAGCGCCCTTCGATCTGGTTGCCCAGATCCATCGCAAAGGAGCGCATCACCAGATCGGTGCCGTCGATCTGGAACACCGGCGTATTGCCCATTGTGACCACCTGCGGCACCGTCCAGGCGGTGAGATCTGCGGTGGGATAGACAACATCGGCGGGCTTCACAAAGAGGCCCTTGAAGGTGAAGCGCAGCTTTGGCACCGCCTGCGCCTGAAGATCAAAGCGCACGTTGCCACGCGCCCCCAGGATCACATAGCGAGTGCCGGAGATATGCAGGTGGATCGTGGCGCTCTCGGGGGCCTGGGTGATCGGGTTATAGACCACCGATGTGCCCGCGTTGATGGTCTCCGCCATGCCGCAGGCCCGCAAAAGCGCACCCCATGGGGGCGCGGTGCCAGCGGTGCCGGAGGGGGCCAGTTCGACGTCAAAGGAGATCTCGCTCATCAATTCCGTCGGGATCGTCGCATCCGCGCCAAAATAGGGCCGTTCCAGATCGCGGGACACGTCCGTGCCTTCCATCGGCTTGAGCTGCACATCCTGCGCCAGCACCGCATTGGCCGCGCCGGTCGGGGCGGCGTCGGTGCCATAGGTGGCCTCGGTCTTGACCAGCAGAACCTTCTCTTTCCAGTTCAGGGACATTTAGGCCTCCTTTGGCGCGGCTTGCGCGGCAGCTTGACGGGGTGGCTTCGGCTGGGTTCCCGCCACCTGTTTCAGCTCCCCCTTGTCGGTGACGGTGAAGCTGCCACCGGCGACGGGCAGTTTGGGCTTTGGGGCTTTGGGCTTGGTCATTGCACCTTGATCCTCAGTTGGTCGTTGATGGAAAATTCGATCATGTAGAGCAGCGCGCCGCCGCTCACCCCGGCGAGGTCGCCCCGGCGCAGCTCAAAGACGCCGAAATCCGAACCCGGCGACCAGCCCGCGAGCGCCTCCAGCACCTGCTGGATCGTCGGGCGCAGGGTCTTCAAAGCCCGCGCGCCGGTCTGGTCATGGGACCGCGCCACCAGCAGCACGCCGATGGTCTCGGAATAGCCCTGCGAGAACATGCCGGTGGCATCATTGGCGCGCTGCCCCTGAAGGCCGAGCGGCACCACAAAGGCGGTCGAGGTCTGCGGAATGCCCCGATCTTTCAGGAGGCGGGTCAGATCCACGGCAGTCTCGATGCGCCCGTCAAAGGCGGGCACGCGCCCCTCCAGCCGGTCCTTGATGGCCTCCAGCATCAGATAAAGCCCTTGAGCGAGGCCTCAGTCAGCGGGCGCTCGCGGTCGGTGGTCATAACACCCTGGCTGCTGGCGGTCTTCGGCTCGATCCCGGCGACATCGAGGGAGATCAACCCTTTCGAGATATCCCGGAGCTGGCCAAGCGCGTCCCTGTAGCCCGCCTCGATCTGCTTCGGGGCGTCATAAACATGCAGGTTCCAGATGGAAATCGCACGGCTCATCGCGGCGACCTGTGCCGGCACATCGGAAAGCGGGAGCTGATAGCGCCCTTTCAGATATCCGTCGATCAGCGCGTCGGCGTCAGCAATGGCCTGATCCACCGTGTCCTGGTCAACTGCGCCGGTCGCGATCTCGTCCCGATCCGTCAGGGAAATCAGCAGGCGCTCGCCATATCGGTCGTTGAGTTGATCAAGGGTGGTATAGGGCATCTGCCAGCGCTCCGGGGGGGTTATTGGGGCTCGGCGCTGAGTTCGCGCATGGCGTTCGTCAGCGCTTCGACTGCATCGGCCATGTCCAGCATGGTGGCACCGCGTTCTGCGCGAAGGACTTCCGCAACCAGATAGATGGTGCCCTCAGTGATGGTAACAGAGGCATCAACGGTTTTTTCTTCGGGCATTTCGTCCTCCGGCGGTTGTTGTGTTCAGTAATCGGTCATCAGCTCAGATCTGCGCTTCTTCAAGCGCTGAAAGCCGCGCTTCAAGAAGCGCTAAGTGTCCTTCAAGAACACGAAGATCCCGGCTGAGATTCTCTACATCGTGTCGACATACGTCCCCGCCTTCGGTCTCTGCGGCGGGGCGATGCTCATAAGTGGGTTGAGTGTTTTGACGAT